CTTTTTACACTTCAGTTGGACAATGCTTTACACGGAGCAACTACTATTTATAGATTCCATGCAGGATCAAATCTTAACGCAAATGGTGAAATAGTGTGGGCTGGTAATTCTTATCAAAGATTTCCTATAACAGCAGAAGGTTTTGCTTTTCAACGTGGTCAGTTACCAAGACCTAAACTTATAGTCAGTAATGCGTTAGGAACAATATCGGCAATATTGGAAGCTGTAAATTTAGTGACTGCTGGTAATGATTTAACTGGTGCTACTGTTACAAGAATAAGAACAATGGCAAGATTTATTGATGCTGTAAACTTTCCAGGGAATTCTAATCCGTTAGGAACACCAGATCCTACAGCAGAGTTTAAACGTGAGATATATACAATAGATAGAAAAGCTACAGAAAACAGAGAAGTTGTAGAGTTTGAATTAGCAGCAGTATTTGATCTTGCTGGTATAAGAGCACCCAAGAGACAATGCACAAGATCACTATTCCCTAGCATTGGTACGTTTACGCAATGAGTTGGAGATATAAAGCATTACTTCATGCACAACGTGAAGATCCTAGAGAATCCTGTGGACTCTTATTAAATGTAAAAGGTAAAGAACGATACTACCCATGCCGTAATCTTTCAATTACAGATAATCAATGCTTTATTCTTGACCCCGAAGATTATGTGAAAGCAGACAATATAGGTGAAATTATTGCTATTGTTCATAGTCACCCCATAACACCTCCAGAACCAAGTCAAGCAGATAAAATTAGTTGTGAAAAAAGTAAATTACCCTGGTATATAGTTAATCCTAAAACTGAAAAGTGGGGTGAATGTGTTCCAAGTGGTTACGTTCCAGATATTTTAGGTAGGCAGTGGGTTTGGGGTGTCACTGACTGCTGGAGTCTGGTGGTGGATTGGTATAAAAAAGAAAAGGGTATTGTTTTAAAAGATTATGAAAGAAATATGACTCCCGAAGAGTTTTTAAAAGATCCTTTATTTGAAAGTTATGCGTGGCGTACAGGTTTTAGAGAACTTAGATCAGATGAAAATTTAGAAGTTGGAGATGTTTTGTTAATGTCTATATTGCACCCAACTTTAAATCATGTAGCTATTTTCTTGGGAGATATGGTTTTACATCATTTAGCAGATAGACTATCTTGTAGAGAGCCTTACTCTGAATGGTTGTTAAAATGTACTGGTAAGAGGTATCGCTATGCTCAGAAAAGTTAAACTGTACGGAGAACTAGCTGATTTTGTAGGCTATAAAGAATTAGATGCTGTAATAAATTCTACTGCTGATGCTGTAAGTTTTTTAATACATAACTTTCCAAAACTAGAAGCACATATGGCTGATAGATATTATCAAGTACTTGTTGGAGATTATGATATTGATGAGACTGAGATACATGATCCAATAGGCCAATCGGATATAAGCATTGTTCCTGTTATTACTGGTGCTGGTGGAAATTTTGGAAAAATATTATTAGGTGCTGCATTGATTGGAGGAGCTTTTGCTTTTGGGGGTTTAACTTTTGCTGGAGGTTTTGGAAAGTCTCTCGCAGCAGCAGGTGGTTTTACTAAAGCTGCATTTGGTATAGGTTCTGCTTTAGTTTTAAGTGGAGTATCAGATATGTTATTTCCGTTACCTCAACCAAAAGATTTTAGTAATGAAGAAGATCCAAGAATATCATTTAATTTTTCTGGTGTTCAAAATACATCAAGGGCTGGTACTTCCCATCCAATAGTTTACGGTGAGATAGTAACAGGATCAGTTGTAATTTCTGCTGGTATTGACACTAATCAGGTAACAGCATGACAGATAAAATTATTAGAGGTTCTGGTGGTCCTCCTCCCACTCCACCATCCCCAACAAGAGCACCTGATACTTTAAACAGTAGACAGTTTGCATCAATACAGGATTTGTTATCTGAAGGAGAGATAGAAGGTTTTGCAACTCCATCAAAAGCAGGTCTGACAAAAGGAACTACAGCTTATAACAACGCAGCACTGAAAGATATATTTTTAAACGACACTCCTATTCTTAACGCTAGTGCCAGCAATACATCACCTGGAGCGTCTGACTTTAATTTTCAAAATGTAAGTTTTGCGTTTAAGGAAGGTACAGCAAACCAAGCTCATATTCCTGGAATTGAAAGTAGCGAATCAACCACTGGTGTTGGTGCGACTCCTACTAATCCTGCTGGAACTGTTCAATCAGGAGAAGCAAATGCTGTTACTCGTAGAATAAACGGTCCAAATGTTGATGCTGCAAAGGTAACAATTACATTTCCTCAACTTCAAAAAGCAACAGATCAAGGCGATTTATTAGGATCTTCTGTTGATTTAAAAATACAGGTTCAATATAACAATAGTGGTTTTAATAATATTATTTCTGACACGATTACAGGTAGAAGTGCTGATGCGTACCAAAAAGAGTATCGTGTAAATATAACTGGTGCATTTCCTGTTGATATAAGAGTTGTAAGGCTAACAGTAGATAGTACATCTGATAATCTAAAAGATGCTTTTGCTTTTACAAGCATCGCAGAAATTATTGACGATAAACAAACTTATCCAAATAGTGCATATACAAATTTAAGACTAGATTCTGAGCAGTTCAGTTCTATACCAAAAAGAGCCTTTCGTATTCGTGGTGTAAAAGTAAGAATCCCAGGAGCAGGAGCATCAAACTCTGGTACTCCAAGTGTTGACAATGCTACAGGAAGGATAGTGTACCCCAGTGGTTACATATTTAATGGCACGATGGGTGCTGCTGTTTGGTGTTCATGTCCTGCGATGATACTTCTTGATCTATTAACTACTGAAAGATACGGCTTTGGAACGCATATTACAGACAGTAGTTTAGATTTACAAAGTTTTGTCGCAGCAAGTAGATATGCAAATGAACAAGTAAATGATAGTAGAGGAGGCTTGGAGGCTAGATTTAGCTGCAATGTAAATATACAAGGCACAACAGAAGCCTATACCTTAATTAATGAGTTAGCTGGTGTTATGAGGGCTTTTCCTATATGGCAGACAGGTTCAATAACTCTTACCCAAGACAAACCAACAGATCCAAGTTATTTATTTAGTTTGGCAAACGTAGGTGAAGGTGGGTTTTCATACTCTGGTAGCAGTTTAAAGCAAAGACACACAGTTATTTCTGTTAGTTATTTCAATATGGATAGCAGGGAAATAGACTATGAAGTTGTAGAGGATACTGCTGCTCAAGCAAAACTTGGAATAGTAAAGAAGGACGTAAAAGCATTTGCCTGTACATCAAGAGGTCAGGCATTTAGATTAGGTAAGGCAATATTATTTAGTGAGCAACAGGAATCTGAAGTTGTCAGTTTTACCACTTCGATTGATGCAGGAGCTATTGTCAGACCTGGTAGTGTAATTAGAATTAACGATCCAGTGAGAAGCGGAGTCAGAAGATCAGGCAGACTAAAATCCATAAATACTGCTAAAACTCAAATAACTGTTGATAATGCTCAAGATTTAAGTGATTTTATGGGTAGTGGTACTGACCACAAATGTAGCGTTATGTTACCCAATGGAACTTTAGAAACAAGAGATGTTTCATCGAGTTCTGGAATTGTAGGTTCTGTTATACATTTAGATTCAGCACTATCACAAACACCTAATGTAAATACTGTATGGTTGTTACACAAATCCACTTCAGTTCATCAGACTTTCAGAGTAATAACAGTTGAAGAACAGGATGGTATAAATTATGCGATTACAGCTTTAACCTATTTGTCAGGAAAATATGCCAACATCGAGCAAGGTACAGACTTACCTGATCGTAATATATCCCTGTTAAATCAACCTAGAAATCCACCTGGTAATTTACAGGCATCTGAAAGAATTGCTGTTATAAATGCTTTGGCTGTTTCTAAAATAATATTATCTTGGGTTCCTGTTACTGGAGTTAATCAATATTTAGTTCAATATAGATTTAACAATACAAACTGGATTAGTGAAACTGTATTCAGACCTGATTTTGAAATTATTAATTCACAAAAAGGTGCATATGAATTTAGGGTTTTTTCTTATAATGCTGCTTTAAAAATTTCTGCCACATCTACAAATTTAACATTTAATGCTGTTGGTAAAACAACTCCTCCTGCTGCTGTTCAAAACTTATCAATAGAGCCTGTAACTAATAAGTTGGTAAGATTAAGATGGGATAGATCAACTGATGCTGATGTTATACACGGTGGTCGTGTTTATGTAAGACATAGCAATTTAACTGATGGTTCTGGTACATTTCAAAACTCTGTAGACTTAATTACTGCCTTAAGTGGTAATTCAACAGATGCAATAGTTCCTTTTTTAGAAGGTGAATATATTCTCAAATATGAAGATGATAACGGTAATTTCAGTACATCTGAAACAAGCATAATTATTGATCTTCCAGATCTAATAGATACACAGACAATTCTTACTCAAAGGGAAGATTTATTAAGCACACCTTTTAGTGGAACAAAAACGAATACAACTTTCAATAGCACTGCTGGTGCATTGCAGCTTACAAATCCAGCTAATAATGCAACAGGTGAATATGAGTTTGCTTCTATTGTTGACCTTGGGGCTGTATTTTCGCTTGAATTAAAAAGAAAGTTACAGGTCGTAGGATTTAATACTGGCACGGATATTGAAACATTAATACCTGGACCGCCTGGAATAGAATGGGATGATTATGCAACTGATAATAATTTTGATGGTGGAGCAGCAGACGAAACCAGTTGTCAGATACAGGTTGCAACATCACAGACAGCATCAGGTAGTTTTGGTGCTTTTAATAATTTTGCAAATGGTACATTTAAAGGTCGTAGATTTAAATTCAAGTTAATACTTACAACTACTAATACTGCACAAAATATAAATGTTCAACAAGCAGGATTTATTGCACAGTTTCAATCAAGAACAGAACAGAACTATCAGACAGGCAGTGGAACATCTACCGCACCACAAAGTTCTGGTACTTCTGCTAAAGCAGTCACCTTCGGCACACCATTTTTTGTTGGAACGTCATCTTTGGGCGGTGCAAATGCCTTTTTGCCAACCGTAGGAATTACTATTGAAAATGCACAATCAGGTGATTTCTTTACTGTTACAAGTGTTTCGGGAACTGGATTCACTGTAAGTATAAAAAATGGTTCCAGTTTTGTAGATAGAAACTTCACTTTCCAAGCTGTCGGTTATGGTAAAGGGGTGTAATATATAAAAAACAGCTATTAACATGAGTCAGGTAACGGATTACAACATAGCAAATGCTTCGGGTGCTTCTGTTAGATCTGATTTAAATGCAGTATTTGATGCGATAAAGACATTAAACAGTGGTGGTAGCGATCCATCAAATACAGAGGCTTTTATGCCTTTTGTTGATACTGGTGATAGTAACAAATTAAAGATTAGAAATTCGTCAAATAATGGTTTTACAACTATTGGCCCAGTAGATACCCCAAATTTAGGATTACTGTCTACAACTGGTGGAACAATGACAGGAGTTTTACAGTTGCCAGTTGGTTCTGCTACTGCTCCTTCTGTACATTTTGGACAGACAAATACTGGTATTTTTAAAGGTGCTTCTCATAGAGTAAGTGTTACTTCAGATGGAATTCAGGTATTTTTTGCAGATGGAACAGGAATAAATATAAACAGCAGTAAAGAATTAAGATGGAAAGATAGTGATAATAGTAATTATATAGGTTTTAAAGCTGTTTCTAACATTACAAATAGCTTCACACTGACTTTACCTAGTGCAGATGGTAGCAGTGGACAAGCATTACTTACAAATGGCTCTGGAACGCTTAGTTTTGGAGCACCAACTGTAGGTGCTGCTAATTTAACTGGTAATACTCTTGCAAGTGGTGTAACGGCTTCAAGCCTTACATCTGTAGGCACATTAAGTTCTTTAGCTGTTTCTGGAACGTGTACAGCAGCAACATTTAGCGGATCAGGTGCATCCTTAACAAATATACCAGCAGCAAATTTAACAGGTAATCTACCTGCTTTAAATGGATCTGCTTTGACGAATATACCTAACATATCGCCAATAGTCTTTTTTGGAATACAGGACACGGATCAGTCAATACCTTCAAGTAGTACAGCTTTTACAAAACTTACAAATTTTTCTACAAGTGCAGTTAGTCTTAATACAGGCAGTTCATGGAACGCAACCACTGGAAGGTTTACTGTAGCGTCAGGTCAGGCTGGCACATATAAAATTACTGGTGTAGGTAGGCTTACAGGACAAAGAAGACAAAGGACAATGAGGGTTGGAATAAGTAAAAATGGAGCAGACCCTACTTTTTATATGGAAGAAATTACAAGACATAATAATAGTCCTAGTGCCAGATTTGAGGTTCAAACTACTGTGATACAGATTATGACTTTAGCTGTAGGAGATTATGTAGAATTAATGATGTACAACGGTGAAGATTCCGCACAGGATACAGGAAAAGAAGGTACTTATTTTTCTGGGTATAGAATTTCTGAATAACACACTACTACTTTTATTTTTTCAAATCTAAACTATACTTAAATTAAATTAAATTTATTATGCAAACAGACAAAGCACAGGAACGCATTACTGAACTTGAAACAGAGTTAAAAACAATGCAGGATAATTATAATCAGGCAGCACAGGTAATGAAAAATTGCGAGGTAAGAATTATTGCAATTCAAGCATCTATCGCAGAAAGAAAACTAGATTTACCAGAAGAGAGTAAGATAGAAGAGACAGTCGCTACTGGCTAAAAATGGCAATCGAACCTGGGACGCATAATTTTACGTTACAACGTAGATCAGATCATACTATCCCTTTGTTATTTAAAGATGGGAATGATAATCCGATTAATTTAACAGGGTTTACGGTTGCAGCACAGGTTTGTA